GAACCCCCGACCCTTCGTTTCTGATGACCAAGCTCTCCCGCATCGAGTTCAACGCCACCCCTGAAGAGCGCAAGCGCTTAGACATTGAGGCCGCTGCCCATGGCATGAGCCGCCAGGAACTGATCCGCGAACGTGTCCTAATGCGGACGCCCGACACCCCGAAGTTCCGCACCGATAAACACGCGATTGATCGGGCCGTGTTGGCTGTCACCCGTCAACACGTCGGGCTGCCTCGGCATGCACTAGAGCCGATCGTCTGCACTGTGATCTGCGCCCTGGTTGCGGACAGTTGACAAGGTGGCATGCCAGGTTGACAGGGGTGATGGCATGCCATATATTAAGGGGGTCAAGGGGAGACCCCTAACACCTCGGCCAATGAACTTCTGGACTACCGGCAACATCCAACGCCTCTCTGTTGAGGTGTTGCTCGACAACTTTGAAGACTTCGACCGCACCCGTCGCACTGCTCATAAGCAGGAGACCATCGACAAAGCCATCGCCTGCATGAACCTCATTTCTGAGGAACTCGACCGCCGCGAGGCTTGATCACAAACACGGCCCCGGAGACGGGGCCACCACCCCACCACCTCAAACCATGAAATCCTTGATTTTTCTCTCCATCGCTGCCGCCGCTGTCGTCGGTGCGATGACCTCCGTTGATCTGGCCAAGAAAGGCGACGGAAACGCCGCCGCCCTGTTTATGGGCTTCACCGCCTTTGCTGCAGCCTCCAGCGTCTGCACCATCGGATCGATCATCGACGAGGCGTGACCGGTTGGCATACTGTCCACGGTCTTGACCGTTGGCATGCCAATCGGTTATCTTTAGTTCATCGGGAGGCGGAGACGCCCCCGGCTCACCTCATCACCTCAAGGCAAATGCTTCTCAACCCTGCATTCCTTTCCGACGTCGAAATCTCCTACGGCGTCGATTCCGACATCCCCAAGGCCATGCAAGGCATGGACCCCTGGACCGTCACCTTGATCACCGAGCACGGTTCCGAATCCTTCCCCTACTTCATGGGCAAGGGCCACAACGGAGCCGAGCCCGAAGTCTCCGACGTGATCTTCTCCCTGGTCTCTGATGCTTCCTTCTTGGAGTGCGAGCCCGACCAGGTCACCTACGAGACCGGCAAGTTCATCGAGGCCAACAACGCCAAGCTGGCCCACCTCTTCGGCAGCTACTGGGAAACTCTCAGACGCATGGACGAAGACGAAATCCGCGAAGTGTTCTGAGCCCTCCGGGGCTCTTTTTTTTGCCAGGGGTTGTGCTTCTGCCCATGGCATGCCATAATTACATCAACGGGCGGACGACGCCCTCACCTCCTCAAATCATGAACAACCTCACCCCTGAAGCTCTCGCCCTTCAACTTCGCACCGGCGAAAATCCACGCCTTCCGGCCCTGAGTCCCGCTGGCAAGCGTGACGCCCAGCTCTGCGCCGTCCTTCTTCAACGTGGCGCTCCCCTGCCTCTTTGGGCTTTGGCCTGACCCTTCTCGATTAACCCCACCTCACCCCATGGACTTTCACACCTACACCCTCAACCTCTACGAACAGCAGCCCGCCTTCTGGGCCGACGAACTCCCTCAAGAGCCTCCCTCCTACCTCTGCGAGGCACGACGCCGCACCATCCTCGACCGCGTACTCAACCGCCCCGGCGAACTGATCTGGGATGAATGGATTCAAACCATCGACCAATGGCGAGCCCTGGAGATGGAAGCACTCCGCGACGGCCTCACCCTCACCACTGACCCCACGCCCTCCACATAATCACCACGCCGGGGAGCCTGACGCCTGAGCATCCCCATCCTCAGGCTGAAAGTCATACAAGACCCAGGAGGGAAAGACAGGGCGGGTAGAGGTGCCCGATCGATCCCCCGGCGTTCAAACTTCACACCACCGACCCATGGACCAACACCTCAGGACACAACAAAATCAGCTAGAGCTTGCCGCCTTTGAACGCTATGAGCGCCGACTCCGTGACGCCTACCGACGAGCTACAACCCCCCAACCCTCGACTCATGACGCATCAGGACGGAACGATCAGGATCACCGTGGGGGAATTCGTCGGGAATGTGTCTAGCCATCATCTGGTCGATGTGAAGATCAACCAGCTAAATGACTACTGGCGCAAGATGCACGCCCCGCGCAATGAGGCTGGCTAACCTCTAGCCGTCGCCTGTAACATTCGGGCATGGCAAAGAAATCAGCCAAATCCACTAATGCAGAAGTGTCCGAACGTGTGGACGCTGTTTATCAACTTCTGCTGCAGTCATATTCACGCTTCGAGATAGTGCAATACGCCGCGAAGACGTGGGGCGTCCAGCCACGCCAGGCGGACGAATATCTGGCAAGGGCAAGGCAACTGATCGCTAAGGATTCAGAAGTTGAGCGCCCCGAATGGTTGGCCGCTGCGATCGCCCGCCTTGTGCAATATGAGAAGCGAGCCGGTCGTGAGGACAATCTGCAAACTGCCATAAAGGCTCTGGAGACCCAGGCCAAGCTTTTGCGCTTTGACCTCTGATGGTCTCGCTCCTGCACGGGCTGACCGAATCGGAGCCGCTTTTAGCCTTCGCCTCGCCACCTGATCAGCAGGAGG